TTGCCAGATCCTGTCGGTGATAATAATATACCACGCTTTCTTTCTAATCCCTTTTGAACACAGTCCAACTGATATGAACGAATATCAAAGGGAAGAGAAAGAGACTTAATGAAACCGGTAAGTTGTTCAATATCCACATGTTGCTTCTCGTAAGGTAGACCATAATTGCTTTGTTCTTGATCTAGTATATATCCACGAGAGCGTGAAAATTGAAACAAATGATGAATTAAACCTGCCGGCAATTCACCAGTATTTCGATTGAATAAACGAATTTTGCCATCCCACATCTTATTACGATACGCTGGCATGAACTTATAGCCCGGCACATAGAAGCTAAAGAATTCATTTAGCTCTTGTGCCACACCACTATCGCATTGTACATGCAAATTAGCGTGATCTAATTTCCGGACTGAAACTTTTTCCATTCAATCATATTCTTTATCGTCTGATGTCTCCAAGTAATATTACTTATAATCTCGGTAAGGGTTTCGATAAGAGTCTTGAAATACTGAATTTTTTCTTCTGATTTCTGAATTTCAGGATCGCTATCATAATAATAATCAAGCTCACCTTTAAGTATTTTGAGACCGTCAAAAGGATCAGCTTCCCAACCAAGTTCCACGATCGCCTCTTGATCCATCTTACCATTATAGTATAACCATTTTTGTTTAAGGAGAGTTTTTTGAGAAAATTCTGCACGCTTCAACTGAAGTTTTGCAGTTGATAATAGTTCTAAATATTTTGCGTGAAGAATTGGTGCTTGACGTGATGATTCATCTAGTTTCATTTCGTCAATCATACAGTCTTTGCTCCACATTTCGTGGATGCTTTTCAAATCAATCATAATATAACTCCATACTATAAAGTATTTATAACAGCTGTCTTTCAACTGTGATAGATGGTGATCCATCTACATTTGTAGTATATGATGCTCCAACCATTTCAAAATAAGAAAATCTGAATGAAGCTCCAAACACCACAAATGATTCTCCACCAGTTGTTGTTTCAAATTGAATGTCTGTTAAAGCTGTAGGAATACAATCTATATATCTTATTTGCTTTGTAGTGTTGTTATGGCTTGATAGAATTGATAAAGTCATATCTGCCATTGCAGGCGGCTGTTCTGCAGTTCTTTGTGAAGGAGATACCACATTAATATCTAAGTTTCTTCTCATCCACGAATACATTTCGTCATATGCGTTCATGTTTTCATCTAATAGAATATTTGCTTGAAGCTCATTAAATGTAAGTTTATCACCGATAAATGGTACACCGGTAATTTTTTTGTATGGTACTTCAACAGAATTCATAATCATGCCAGGATGAATAAAGCTTTGACAAAAGAACTCAAGATTAGGATAGTTCTTTCTATCAATCGTTACCTTAAACGATGTAGGTTGAAGATAATTAAAATTGTCAGTTAAGTTTGCCATACCACTATTTATACATGTTTAGATAAAAAAGGAGCGGCCTAAGCCGCTCCAGTTTATTAAGTTTTTTATTATTAGAACTTACGCGCCGAGGATGTTATCCACGCGGAAGATACGATAGTACTGGTTGCTGCGAGCAGTCGCCAGACCATCGGCAGGGTTAGCACCTACGAATGGGTTCGAAGCCATGCCGTAGCGTGTCTTGAAGCCAATCTTCGGCTGGAAGGTATCCTCACCAACGGCGCGGACCATTGTCAGCGGAACGTATGGGCAATAGAATACACCAGCATCGTATGGGTTAGTTCCCTTATAGCCTACGTTGATGTAGTCGCCGGTTGCATATGGGTCAATGTAGACTCTCATGCGGCCGTTCAGTACACCAGCAAAAGTGTTGCCAGTATCGTCAACGTTCAAGTTGGTGTTCATGGCAGGAGCATAGTCCAGCATGCCTGAAGCAGCAAGTGCAGAAGCTACGTCAGAAGAGCAGACCATGAAGTTACCCTTACCCCGACGAGTTTCTTTAGCAATTACGTTAGCTTCACGCTCGATCTGAAGAATCAGACCCTTGAACTTTTCTACTGACCAGCGGCCATCAGCGTCTGTCTGGACGTTGAAGATACCGTTGATAGCAGTGTTCGCCTGGAGAGCACCGGTCTTAGCTTGTGAGTTGATAGTACGTACAACTTCACGGTTGATTTCAGCAAGAATCTCAGTTGACAGAATATTTGCCAGCTCGTTCTCTGCATCCAGACCATGAATAGCTTTCAGGTCCTGAGCGAGTTCTAAGCTGTATTCTGCTTTCAGAGCACGTGACTTGGCAGTCACGGTTGCTTTATCGATGGTGAAGCCCATCTCAGCAAATGCTTCGCCACCTGCTTCACCGAGTGATTCAGCTTCGGCAGTGGTGTAGTTGTCACCGAGATATGGTCCGGTACGTGCATCGTCAATTGATGAGTCAACTGTACGAAGGCCAGCAGCAGAGTCGTCTTCAAGACCAACCAGGCCAGAAGGACCTGCGGCTCCGTTACCAGTTGCAGCGGAATCGCCAGAGAATCCAACAGCTGCTTCGTTGAACAGTGCTTCATCACCGGAAGATACACCAGCTTTGGTTGTCTTATAGCGTGACTTCATTGCGAAGATCAGGCCAGTAGGACCGGACATTGGCTGAACACCAGCAATGTCATAAGCCATCAGGTTAGGCATAGCACGACGCACCAGAGCGATCAGGATCGGATTCCAGTTATCGGCTGCACCACCAGAAGCAACAGTACCTGCACCAGCAGCGTTGGTCGGAGCTTCCATGAGGCTTTGCTCACGAAGAGCCATTTCTTGGTTTTCCAGAATAGCAGCGGTTACTGCTTTTCTGTGATGATCTTTAATGGCACCCGCAGACTCTTCATTCAGAACCGGGGCCCACTTTTCTACGAGCTTATCGTAAGAAATAACGTTATGCATCGATTAGTCTCCTATTATTTTTTCGATGTACGATTAAGGGCGTTAAGATACTGAGCCATTGAGCCAGAAACTTCAACGGTCTCGCCGTCATCGTCATCTGATTCAAAGTCTGCAGACTCAGATACAGAAGTTTTCTTGGTGAAATATGATTCTTTAACAGTTGCAACTTTTGAAGCAAAAGTTTCTTCGTCATCAAAATCAATATCATCAACAAGCGACTTCAGTTTTTCGACTTGAGTGTCGGCGAGATCACGAGCTGCTTCACGAATGATAGCATCACGCTTGTATGTCTCGAGTTCCTCAGCCATTGCAATTGCCTGACCAGTTTGAGCATTCAGTTTTTCCTCCAGCTCTTCAACTGTCTCAGCGAGTTCGTCAACCAGGTCGACCTTTCCTTCCGGAACTTCGATGTAAGACTCAGTGAACAGATTTTTCAGGTTGTTCATGAAGTCCTCAGCGATTTCCGTGCGGAGGCCAGTCTGAATGGCTACTTTATTTTCTTCCATCCAGTTTTCAACTACGTAGTTCAGATAGCTGTCAACTTTCTCTACGAGATCACTCTTAGTAGATTCGATTTCTGCTCCGAGTTCTTCGTTATACTTTTCTTCAAGACGATCAATCTCTTCAGCAAGCTTAGACTTAATAGCTGCTTCAAAAATGATAGCAGTCTTCTCTTTAAACTCTTCAGACAATGTGGCTTCATTAGCCATGATTGCATTTAAGTCTTCAGAGAAATCGGCCTCGTAATTGATTTCTGCAGTAGTTTCAATTACTTCGCCTTCTTCGTCTTCAACGCTTTCAGCCATGATCTTACCATACATTGACGCAAGATCTTCTTTTTTCATCTTGGACATTTTCATGTATGCAGCATTGATCATACCAGCTTTTGTGCTAGGTGCTTTTTGCATTGGATCCTGTTTAGTGTTATCGCCTTTACGCTTCTTAGCAGTACCAGTTGCATCGCCTGCTTTATCAACAGATGCTACTGACTGTGCTTCAGCGTTTTTAGGATCGTGAGCCATTGCCTCTTCCACGACTTCGTTGTCATCGTCATGGAGCTCAATGTCCTGATCTTCAATCATTTGATCTTCAGTCATTATTGACTCCTTTTATATTTTAGTTTTGAGCAACGAGAGGAAATTTTTGAACTCACGAACCTGAGTCTCATAGAGATCAGCACGTGGAGCTTTCTTAATTTCAGTCTCCATCTTTTCAATTGTCTGAGCTTCAATAATGCCGTTGTTCCATACCCACTCAACACCTTCCATTACTCCATTAACAAAAGCGCTAGGTGCGGAGGGATCCTGAACAATATCAACTGCGTTAAGCAGAAAATCTTCTTTTACGATCATTGCGCCATTACCTCGGGCCAAACTTCCCATACCACGAGTCGAAACACCCAGTTTGACACCGCCGTCGAGTAGTCCTTTAACGACTTCACCCATAGGAGTGTTCAAAATGGTTGCTTTACCCACAACATCGTTACCCTGCCAATCAAGGCTTTCGATCTTGTGAGAAACTTTATCTAAATTAACAGTCGGTCCTTCAGGATGATTTAACTCACCAACCGCTCGCCCTGGAACAACTTGCTCTGTGTTATACTTGTTAACAGCTGATTCCATAACTGCACGGGGATAAATACGACCGTTACGATTCTTAGCTTCTGCTTGCATGAAGATACCTTCAATTGCATAGGTCTTCTTACCGTTTTTTTCCTCGGTTAAGACTTCTAAGTTATTATCGGTATATTCTGCAATCAGTTTCATTTCTTTAATACCTTTACAAATTCAGTAGCAGCTTTTTCTGCTTCGTTTTTTGACTTATAAGAATCTAACCTATCACCATCCACATATGCAACGAAACCGTTACGTTCTTTGTGAACCATGATCTTGACTCTACCCACTCTTTTATTAACGACCATTTGGCCTTCGGGTTTTCGTCCAGTTAGTTCTCTTATTTGCAAAAAACTTTTCATTACTTGTTCTGCTAATTATTTATAATTTTATTATTTTCTACTGAGAAGAATTCTCGTCTTCTAGCTCTTCTTCGGATGAATTATCTTCGTCTTCTTCTTCATCATCCCATTCCTCTTCCTCTTCAGAATCATCTTCTGCTTCAAGGTCGAGTTCGAGCTGATCGTCATCTTCTTCGTCTGGTTCTTCTCCATTATAGATTTGACCCGCTAAATTAACTTTTTCTTGATCTAGTAGATCTGACATTTTAACTGTCATCATACTATTAAAAAGATCATTGGCTTTATTAAAGTCTTGATCAATAGCATGCTGAATCATATCCTGAAGAGGATTTGTTTCAACTTCATTTTCCATAGTTTCTTCACTCATAATTTATTCTCCTTGTTAAATTAATAATTTTGATCGCCAGCGACCATTGCAACTGTCAATATCAAATCTCCAACGTCAGTAGCATCACCATCAGATGCAAATTCGAATTTCGAAATTTGATTT